CGTAGGCTGATCTCTGCGTCCTCCCCGCAGAGTACCTTCGCCCACGTCTTGAGCTTAACTGCTCGGCGTGGGTATTTTTTTGGAGCAGATCATGAGCATCTTCGCTTTGCTGTTTATCTGGCTGGCATTGCCGTTCATAGACTTATATTTTTAACATTTATCGGAGCATCGACTACTCGATGATGAGATATGACGCAGGACGCAAAGGAGATCACGCCTAAGCAGCGCAGATTCGCGGACGAGTATTTGATCGACCTGAACGCAACGGCAGCGTACAAGCGCGCAGGGTACTCCGGGAAGGGCAATTCTGCCGAATCAGCAGCATCGCAACTTTTAAGTAACTTAAAGGTTGCAGAATATATTGCAGCGCGTCAAAAGGTATTGCAGGAAAAGACCGGCATCACGCAAGAACGTGTATTGGCTGAATACGCCAAGTTGGCCTTTCTCGACCCGCGTAAGTTCTACGACGAGAACGGGCAGCTTATACCTGTTCCCAAATTGCCCGCCGATATCGCTGCAGCGCTCGCCGGCATGGAAGTAACAGTTGAGCGTAACGGCGAGGACGAGGACGGCAAGCCGCTTTACGCCGATGTGAAGAAGATCAAGTTCATCGACAAGAAGGGCGCGCTCGATAGCGTTGCGCGGCATCTTGGTATGTTCACGGACAAAATACAGCACAGCGGTCCAGGCGGCGGGCCGGTTGTGACAGCGGTGGAGTACCGCATCGTTGATCCTAAAGCCTGATGTTCCGCGCAAGTTAGTTCCGCTACTTGCGCCAAAGCGATACAAAGGAGCATACGGTGGGCGTGGTGGAGCGAAGTCGCATTTCTTCGCAGAACAAATCATCATTCGATGTGCCACGAAGCCGACCCGAGTGGTTTGCATCCGCGAGGTTCAGAACTCGATCAAGGATTCGGTCAAGCAGTTATTGATCGACAAGATTCACAAGTTAGGATTGCAAGACGCTTTCGAGCCGCTTGAAAGCGAGATTCGCGGGCCGAATGGCTCTGTCATCATCTTCAAGGGGATGCAGAGCTATAACGCGGACAATATCAAATCCCTTGAGGGTTACGACATTGCGTGGGTCGAGGAAGCACAGACGCTCTCGCAACACTCGCTTGACTTGCTTCGCCCGACGCTGCGGAACGATGGCTCCGAGCTGTGGTTTAGCTGGAACCCGCGCCATAAGACCGACCCGGTAGACGCATTCTTTCGCAAGAGTCCGCCAGAGAACGCGATTTCTGTTTTTATCAATTGGCGCGACAATCCGTGGTTTCCGAAAGTCTTGCAAGATGAAATGCAGCATGACTTTGAGACCGACCCGGACAAAGCGGACCATATTTGGAACGGTGCGTATGGGTCAAGCCAGGGCGCGATATTGGCTAAGTGGGTCAACAAAGCTGAGCGCGACGGTAGGATTCGAGACGATGTTGCATTTGACCCTTACGGCGCTCCGGTCGAGTTATCGAGCGACTTAGGGTTTAGGGATACCGCGTCCTGGTGGTATTGGCAGCGCAGGATTGGCGGCTATGCCCTGGTTAAGTACGAGGGGGACAGCGGGCTAGATGCTGATGATTGGATTATCAGAATCGGAGAAACGCTGCAATCGCTCAGTATTAAAAAGCTTGGGAAGATTTGGCTCCCGCACGATGCGCGAGCGAAAACGTTTCAGAGCAAGCATTCCAGTATTGAGAAGTTTTTGGCCGCATACGGCTCCGACAAGGTAGCGATTGTTCCGCAGTCCAGGAAAAGCGATCAAATCAACGCCGCGCGGCACATCATAACGAAATGCGAATTCAATCGGACGGCATGCGAGGCTGGGCTCGATGGCTTGGTTGCTTGGGAATTTGAATGGAACGTTGATACAAACGTTTTTTCGCAGAACCCGGTACACAACTGGGCGAGTCATCCGAGCGATGCGTTTGCGTATGGTTGTCAAGTGATGCAAGAGGCCGAGCCGCCACCACCACCACCCGAGCCAATGCGCGGCATCACAGTCGGCAACAACAAAGTCACGCTGGACGACCTTTGGAAGCAGACGCCAAAGCAAAGCAGATCACGAATTTAACGCCGTGAGGCGCATTAGAAGGAAAGACGATGAGCGGCATGACATTCGAAGCTGGAAACTATAAAAACATCACGGAAACAGGTGTAGTCACAGCAAAATCCGGCGTTTTGCTTGGGTTTTATGTGAACAGCACATCGAGTGGAACGATCGTGTTTCGCGATGGCGGATCGAGCGGGACTGTGATGAATGGCGCAATTACCCCAGCAATTGGGTTTCATCGCTTTCCTGCTGGATTTGGTGTTGGCGGCCTGCATGCGACGATCGCCAATACCATGAACGTCACAATCTTTTATTCGCCCAGCTAATTAAATGGCAATGCAGTCGCCAATGCAGCCAATGAACGGCATGCAGGGGATTTCTTCGCCCATGCCGATGCAAGCCGAAATGCCGCACGTCGAGCCAAAGCCGGAGAAAATCAAAGTAGACGTGAATAAGTGGGTCACCACAATCACGGCCTACGAAAACGAATTTAAGCCGTGGGAAGAACGCGTCAAGAAAATCCTAAAACTGTATCGGGATGATTCACGGGACGCAGGCTCAAACAATAATCCGGCGCGGTTTAACATTCAGTGGTCTAACGTGCAAACCGCGATTCCTGCGGTATTTTCGAGGCTCCCGAAGCCGGATGTCAGCCGCCGGCACAGGGATAACGATCCAGTCGGGCGCGTCGCTTCGCTGATTCTTGAGCGCGGTCTTGAGTACGAAATCGAGCATTACCAGGACTATCGCGCAGCGATGGAGAATTCTGTATTTGATCGATTTTTGGGCGGGCGCGGCATTTCTTGGGTGCGGTACGAGCCGCATTTCAAGGCCGCGGAAGCGGGCACTCCAGACGATGGTTTGCAGATCACGGAAGATGCGGACGACGCGGAGGAAACGCCTGGAGCAGAGGAGGAGGTTGATTACGAGTGCGCGCCGGTTGACTATGTTCACTGGAAGGATTTTGGGCACACGATCGCCAGAACATGGGAAGAAGTAACTGCGGTATGGCGCCGCGTCTACATGACCCGTTCGGCGCTAATCGATCGATTCGGTGAGGAAATCGGCAAGGATATTCCACTCGACACTCGGCCTGATGACGATAAGAAATCCAACGGCGACGAGCAAAATTATCAGGCTTGCGTCTATGAGATTTGGGACAAGGCCAGCAATACCGCAATTTGGCTGTCCAAGAGCAAGAAAGAGGCTTTGGACGCGCGGCGAGATCCGCTCAAACTGGAAAACTTCTGGCCGTGCCCGCGCCCGCTGTTTGCTTCGACGACGACTGACAATCTCATCCCGATTCCTGATTACACGATGTATCAGGACCAGGCGGCCGAGTTGGACAATCTGGCTAACACGATCGACGGTCTGATCAAGTCTCTCAAGATTCGCGGTGTACACGACAACGCGATTCCTGAGCTGGCGAGACTGTTTAGCGAGGCGGGGAACGGGGAGTTGATCGGTGTTAATCACTGGAACGCTTTTGCTGAGAAGCAGGGGTTAAAGGGTACGATCGATCTCGTTGATTTAACGCCGTTCGGGAACGCATTGGTTGCTGCTTATGCGGCAGTCGAACACATCAAAGCGCAGATTTACGAGATCACAGGACTATCGGACATCATCCGTGGGTCAAGCGATCCACGCGAAACCGCGCTGGCAGTCAAGACCAAAGGGCAATTTGGCTCGATGCGGCTGCGCGCGATGCAATCTGACGTGGTGCAGTACGCAACCGAGATATTGCAGATCAAAGCGCAAATCATGGCGTCGCAATACTCGGATCAGACGCTTGTGCAAATTTCCGGCGCAATGCAGTTGTCTCCGCAAGATCAAACGTTGATCGGGCCGGCGTTGCAATTGATCCGCAATAACCCTCTGCGTAATTTCCGCATCGAGGTTTCTAGCGACTCCATGATTCAGATGGACGAGGCGCAGGAAAAGCAAGATCGGATGGAGTTCATGAAGGTCAGTGGGACGTATCTGCAAGGGCTCGTCCAGATTTCGCAGGCGCCGCAAGCCGCGGATATCCTGCCGCTAGCCGTGGACATGCTCAAGTTTGCGGTAGGCGGGTTCAAGGTCGGCAAGACGCTTGAAGGGCAATTTAACGACTTTAGCGACCGGTTACGGGACGCTGTTGCACAAAGGTCCAAGCA